AACTTTATATGCAGTGGTATTCGGATGCTCTCCCAGTCCATTAAGAAGTGCGCGTCCTAGTGTGAATGATTGTCCACCTATGCGTCCATAAGCAGACATTGCCTTTGATTGCGCTTGTCCAACTTTAGAGTCTGGAGAGATAAAAAAACCAGACCCTGTGTCAACAGAATTACCACTAGTTAAAGAACCAGCAGTAGCACCAATTAATTGACCTAGAGTTGTAGAGCCAAAGATGTCTGAACCTAGATTAACCTTATTGCCTTCACCATGTGATGCAGCATAAAGGTCACGACCTACAGCAGTGATAACTTCTTTTGGAAGTTGAGTAGCAGCAAAGCCGATACGTGCTGTAGCCTTTAACGGATTGTATACTAGAGTATCCCATACATTCTCAGCAAAACTTCTGTTCTGCTTTGCAGTAGATGAGATATTCTTAATGTTATTTAAATCTTGCTTTAATTGAGCAACACCATCAGCAGAGATATACTTCTCTACGTTTGGAGTATTTGCATTAAGACCCATCTGAGCACCACTAAGCAAGAAGTCTTTACTTGCATTAGGGAACTTTGCAGATAGGGAATCAAAGTTATTTTGAATGTTAGGGTCTAAATTAGCAACGGCAGCATTAACGTGATTTGGCGTATTTGCTGCAACTGGGTCTTGGTCAAATAAACTTGTATATTTGTAGTGATTCCAGTTAATCGCTAAACTATTTAAAGATGGGTCGATGTTTGGGTCTTGTGCCATTAACGACCTTCTTGAATAAATGCTTCTAGTAATCTACGATTCTGTGGAGTAGGGTTTGCTGAATACATAGCACGAGCAAGAATTCCAAGTTGGTCTGGACCAGTAATTGAACTATTTAATACTTCTGAACCAGCACCAGGGGTACCAAAGTCAACACCATTTGTAATAGGTTGTTCTGGATTTCCAGGTTGGTACATATCAACCATATTTGCATTTGTAGCAGGTACAGTTGGAGTAGGAGCAGTTGCAGTAGGAACAGATGTTGGAGCACCTTGTGCTAAACCAGAAAGTTCTTTATTTACTCCATAGCCTGCGCCAGAAGCATTTTGAATCTTTGCATCACGATTAATTTTACCGAGACGATTAGAAAGATTTTGGTCTGTGCGCTTTGCGCCAGCCCCTACGCCAGATACAATCTCAGCCATTAGTCCTCATCTTCCTCGTCCATTAAATTCTTAATTTCATCTTCGCTAGGTATTTTAAAACTTACCCAATCAGGATATGATGACTTATCAACAATAAGTCCCATAGCCACATCTGATTTAAAACCAGCGCGCATTAATGCATTGTAATATTCATTTAGCCAAATGCAGTACATCTCCAGTTGATTATATTCTGGAGTATCTACAGTAACAACTCGTCTAGGAGCCTTTGGCTTCCGTTTCCTAGGAGTTGCCATGTTAACCTCTCAGTTGTGCTAAGATATCTTGTAGATTTGGTTGTCCACCTTGTGGTGGTTGTCCTGGCTGTGTAGGGACTCCAACAGGAGGATTTCCAGGAGCATTAGGAGACTGGGGAGTCTGCTCAACTGGTGCCTGTGTTTGACCTGCTGGAGTCATCTGTGACTGCACTGGTGCAGGTTGCTCCTTCGGAGTAAACACTGCAAGTGCAGCAGCCTCTATACTGTCTCCCTTGCGACGTCTATCAATTACATCAGCAATATTTTTAATTAGACCAGACGGGTCTTGTCCTTGCGTTACCATCTGTGGGATGGCTTGTGCGGATGCTGTTATCGCTGCTGTGAGATTGTTTCGCATTTTCTCTATTTCTATCCGCTGTTCTTCCAGTGTAACGTTAACGCTCCAAGGAAGTTCGCGACGGATAAAATCTTTAGAAACTAATTCTGCGCCTAATGCTTGTAGAGAGAAGATTAGTGCGCGTGATGGGTCTAGTCCAGCCATTAATCCATAACGGATTTCTACTGAATAGTCACCCTTAATGTCTTTACCTGGAGTATAAGATAGTTCATAAGGTGTACCTTGTGCTACACCACGAACTGTCTTCTTCTCATCAAATAGTTTCTCATCCATTTCAAAGCAGAGATTAATAACATCTTCTAGCACTTCTGCAAGAATTGTTTGACCTGCCTTGATTTGGGAATCAAATCCACCAAGTAATGCTTGTACGCCTTGACCAGTAATGATATTGGCATTGATATTTCCAGTACGTCCTTCTGGATAACGAGCACCTAGACGTAGTTCAGATTGTAGAGCAGACTGCTCTTGGAATACTGAGGATGGAATATCTAACTTAACGCGTTGTACGCCTGCTGGATTCTCAGTTCTGATAACAGCATCTGGTCCATAAGGAAGTTCAACAACATCTGGTGGAACAATGATAGGTGCTTGGATTGACTTTTCAGCCGCTTCCATAGCAAGGTTAGCAAATCGAGCACGTGCAAGTTGTACATAGACAACATCATCAAACTGTCCACGTGTCTCATTATCAACACCAGGACGGCGAGCAACACGTGCTAGCAACTTTCCTAGTGGATTTTTTACTTGACTTAAAACTAAATTTTCTTGCGCTGGGATAAAGAGAACTGTTTGGTCTTTATCCATAAAGCGTACAATCTCAATTGGGCGATTAGTATTACCCTTCCAACCACCATCTCCAAGAATACGTCCAGCAAGTTCTGGATAACTATTGGCTAAGTCTCCAGCAGACTTCTCATAACGCTTAGTGAAAGATACTAGTTGTCCAAATCTATCGAATTCAGGATATGAACCAATTGAATCTTCAATACGAATCTTGGGAAGATTATTCTCTAGGTCAGGTTCTACAATGAATGTAGTAAAGCCATATGTGAAGTACCAGTCAGAACCCCAGTACATCTGTGATTGAAGACGTGATGTATAAACATAGTTGTTAGCAATCATGCTACGCTTATCAGCAAAGGTTCTAGCATTATCGCTAGATACGTTTGTAGTAGAACAGTTGATTGAAGGTAGAGGTGCTAGAACTTCTGCAAGGTCACGTGCTGATACATCGATAAAGTTAGCAGCCATTGAAGCATCAAGACTCTCAGGAAAGATATCTGGAAATGCTGCAACCATATTGCCCTTACGGACTTGGCGCATAACCTCCATGCGACCATCGCGGTCATGGTTCTTCTCTTTTAACTGTTGAACCTTGCGCGCAATTGTATCGATATCTAGCACAATGTTTCCTCTTCGTTTATCCGAAATCGCGGTCATCTAAATTGATGACATCTCGATTATTCAATTGTCTTGGTGTAGCCCATCTATTATTGAGATAGGTCTGTCTTATGGTTCCACCGATTACCACTTCACGTGCTCTTAGTTCACAGAACCAGAGAGCCATTACGCAGTCAGTCTTACCTTTAGTATCAGGCTTCCAAGTAATCAATTGCTGTATTAAAGCCTTGATTCCTTCTGAGCCTTCTTGTGATGGAAGTTCTAATAGGTTGTCATCTTGATGAACATTATCTCGGACTGTACCAAATAGTCCAGACATAGCAGCCACACCAAAGGATGCATCCCATTTGTTCTTGCCAGTAAACTGACTAGAAAACTTTACGCCCTTATTAGCCAAGTAGGAACGAAGGTCAGTATCTAAAGCATATGCCTTTTGGTGGGCATTGATTTCAATACGTAGTTCGTTAGGACGATACTTGTCTACCCAAGTCTCTATCAGATTCTGAATCTTCTGAGGTGTTGGGTCTTTCATATTTTCAACATCTAGGATATAACGCATTTTGGTATGTCTATCTACTGTCATAATAACAGCAGCAGTATTACCACTCATAGCAGGGTCTAGACCCATAATGGTATATCCTGATTTCAATTCTTTTGGATGTCCAGGATTACCTGGCTTTATAGGACCACGCTTACGCATACCCATAATAGAACCTTGCACTGCAGCAGGTTGGAAGATGGAATCAGATTGAACATCTTCTTGCTGGTAAACTAGAGCCCAGGCACTGGCAGATACTTCACTGCGTCTTCTAAAGAGAGCAGGTCCATCCCACTTGGGATATAAGCCATTCTCATCAGGTTCAATCTTCTCATCTGAACCTTCCCAAGGTATATGGGACTTGGGCCATATAGTGCGCCACTTAGTAGGGTCATCATTATACTCGAGAACCGCTGGCATAGCAAAATATGTAAATGGAGATTTGCCACCAGACCAGTGTTCAGGTTGGCGTATCTCTCGATATAAGTCTTGGGCAGCAATACGTGTGCCTACAATCAGCAACTTACCTACATCACCAAGACGTGTGATAACATCTCGCTGTAGCCAGAGAAGTTGCTTCTCCCATTCATGAGCGTTGGCTGTAGTCACAACGTCATCAAGGATAATCAAATCTGAACGGGCACCTGTAATCTGACCACCAACACCTAGTGCTTGTACAGTAGGGTCCTTTTCGGTGGAGTCACGGGCGATATAAATTCTATCAGCCTTCCAGGAATCAGCATCTTCTTTCCAGCCACCAGATGAACCATAGATGGCTTGCATCTTAGCCCAGCGTTCATGGCTTAGGCGTTGCTTGATAGAGTAAAGATATTCCTTGGCTCTTTCCTGAGTCTTAGAGACGATGGTAATCTTAACATTTGGATTCATCGCTATTCGGTACACACAGTAGTTCACAGTGATAACTGTA